CCCCCCCCTTTTTTTCATCTCATTTTTGAGATACGTTCTAAGGGTAAAGATAAAGACACCTCTTGGCGAAAGCCATAAGTCCAAAAAACCCAGGACGCTCTAGGGCTAACTTCGGCAAGCGCTGTGCCACAAGTGATAGCGCTATGCCACAAGATGATAGCGCGCAAAAAAAACCCTCTCCGCGCATATGCAGCAGGAGAGGGCTAGAGTTGAGACACGGAGGAACATGCGCAACGCGCATGTCCTTTATGGCTAGTTGGTTCTGGCGTCGTCAACACCTTCCCACACCGCCTTGATTTGGACGGGGTGTCCATCATCGGCGTTCGGTTCGATGTTGTGGAGTTGGCACCATTCGGACCATGCAAGTGCTGTGGTGTGATACATGGCATCCAGCAGGGCGGGACCGCCTAGTTCGTGCAACATATTCTTGATATTATGGAGTGCGATGCTTCCATCTGTTGTTGTTGCCTTGTTGGCTAGGACGAGTTTCATCATAACCGCCACCACCCGTCTGAGGGCGACATCTTCTCTGGCGTCGCCCGACAGGTCGAGGATGGGGACGCCATCGATGTAAGCGCCTCTGGCGGTGGGGTTACTCATCTTTTTTTCCTTTCGGTCTTTGGATGCGGATTTGCGGTGGCGGGTTTTGCCGCATGATGTCCACCATGCGTTCTAGCCACTCGACCACGCCTTTTGGCGGGCCGATGGTCAGCCACGATTGGCAGGTGCGTGAGCCGCACTTTAGCCAAGGTGCGATGGACCGCGCCGACCAGTGAAGGGTGTCGAGGGCTTGCGCGTATCGATCTGCGAGGTCTCGGTTCATAGTGGTAGCGCCCCCTGGCGCAGACGGAATAGGTGGTAGCGTTTGCGGTCTGCTGATGGCACAAGGCGGATGTGGCCATCGGGGATTTTTGCTTCTTTGATGAGGGTTTGGGACAAGATGGTTCTGACGTGTTTGCTGTCGGTCATCTTGTTATTGCGGATGAGGGCCTTGCCGACCTCGTAGGTCGTGAACAGCATGTCTGGGTTGGCGTTGAAGATCGCCATGATGTCGGCAAACTTTGGCAAGACGACCTCAGAGACCGCCACGGCAGGCTTTGGTGTGGCAGGAACGACGTTGGCGGCAGGTTCAACGTGCAGATCGGCGTAAGGGTTTTTGAACGCCTCTACCACGTTGTTGTCTTCTACTAAGAGGAAGTCGCCGGGTTCAGCGACAATCCGGTTTACGCATGTGATGATATAACGGGTCATTACACATATTCCTTTTTTAGTTGTTTCAACCACCAATCTGGGTATTCGATGGGTGCCTCTCGCCGTGGCATGATGATGCCGACAACGTCTTGTCTTTGGTTGTGGAAGACGATGTAAAGACCGCCATCCTCATCCCCTGCGACCAAACGGATGCCACCATCTTTCCCCCCAAGGTGTTCAAATGCGCCAAGGTAAGCGGGGTTGAGCGCGAAGGTGTGACTGTTGAACACGCGGGGAAAGCGTTCTTTGGGGAACACCCGCATGTAATTGGGAAACGAGCCATCGATNAGCAGGTCAGNAAAATTGGCCTGCACCAATCCTCGGTGGCTAAAAATATCGCCGTCTAGAATCACCGACACATCAGTGCCTTTGACAGCAATCCAGTTTTGCATCGTTTGGTGTTGGTGGATCTTAGCCTTGCACGCAGAGATTAACCGCTTGTCGGTTTTGATGGTGATAGACCCGTTCTCTAACGCAAAGCCATTGGGTGCGTTGGCAAGTAACAAAATGTGGCCAGACGTGGCGCAGATGTTGACGCCGCCGCTAGAAGCCGGTTGGACATTGACACCTTGCAGATAAAAGCGGCTTGCGTCCTTGCTGACGAACGGCAGGCAGTCCAGAAACAGACTTGCCGGAAAAGCGTAATCATACCCCATTGTCTTATCCTCTCCTTTTGCGTGGCATGGCCCTAGCGAACAGGCACAATTCCCTTGTGTCGGGATGACGGCCAGTTACCACGCTGATTGACGGTTTGTTTTTGTCTTGAATTGCGGTCATCGACAAAAACAGTTTGCGTTCGCTGATGTCGTCCAGCGCACCGCAATATTTCCAGACAAACATTTGTTTGTCGTTTTCCACACGCCTTGCGGCGATTTTCCAGTCTTCCGCGATATCGTTGATGTCGCGGACTTCTTCTCGCGTGTTGATCATTATGTCCTCCTTTTTTTTGCTGCTATCCCAGATGCACAAAATGCGCAATGGGTGTTTTGGTTCGCACGCCCTCGGTGATGTTGACTGGCAAGCGGATGTCTTGGTTGCGCCACGTCCAACATTCGCCGGTCTCGCGGATGAAGGTCACCCAGCGCAGATCGTGGTCCTGGCTGTAGTCCACGACCAAATAGGCAAGCGCTGCCCCCTTGGGCGTGTCTAGGGGGATGGGTGGATCGAGGCGGTGTATCATATGCCTGTGCTTCCAAACCCGCCGTCACCGCGTTCTGTGCCCGGTAATTCGCTCACCGTTTGCCATTCGATGCGGACCACCGGGCATAGGACGGCTTGTGCGATCCTCATCCCCCGTTCGATGATAAAGGGCTTGTCACCATGGTTGATGAGAAGGACCAAAATCTGACCACGGAAGTCAGAGTCGATGGTGCCAGGGGTGTTTAGCACCGTCACTTGGTTGCGCGCTGCAAGGCCAGAACGAGGGCGGATTTGCAATTCGTAACCGGCTGGGATGGCGACGGACAATCCTGTTGGGATTGCCTTGCTATCGCCGCTGTAGAGCGTGATGTCGCGTTCAATCGCAGCTTGTAGGTCTAGCCCCGCCGCTCCTGACGTAGCGTATTTCGGCAGCGGCAGGGCAGACGTGTTTACGACGGATATGATCATATTGTCCTCCTTGATTGATGTTAAGGTGATCGTCATTTTTTGGACACTTCAGCGGCGATGGCGAGATAGGCTGCGCCATCGACGTAATTATCTTCGTTGAATTTGGAACCGGCGGCGATCCTGGCGACTTTGGACAAAACCATGATCATAGCAGCGTCGTGCGCTGTTAAATGATTCCCGTGGAAGTCTAAATAACCATTCACGAAACGCGCAAAGCACGCCATATTGCGCTCTGGCGGGCCATACACTTTGTCCCTGGTTTGCGTCGTCAATTCGATGGCACGTTCTAGCAAGATTTGCCTTTGGGCTTTTGCCGGAATTACCCCGTCCNTTCTTGTTTTAGTCATTNGGNTGTTCCTTCAGTTCGTAAATTGCCATTTCGTCTTTGGTCAATGGCCGGTCTGTGCGGATCACACCAAAGCGATGTGAAGATCGCGGTATGTCGGTGCGCACGCACAAACCTGACATTGTTGGCGCTTCAACGTATTCCCACCGCAAGCCGCGTGGCATCGTGGCATAACCGGCTGGCCGATACATTGGTATGTAGCAATTACCCATTGGTCGCCTCCCTCAACTCGCGTGTCGCACGAACAACGGCGATGACAGACGCTGCCCATGCGTCAAAAGTGACATCACGCATCTTCCAGGCTGCGGCAAGGACCCCAACGGGAGCGGTTGTCACGAACGCTTTGGCCTTCGTGTAAGCCTCAAAGCACTCTTGCTGGGTTTTGCGCAATTCCGCCAATTCTGCGCGCATGGCGTTAATGTCCATTTATTCCTCGACGTGTTGAACGGCAGACATCAGGGCTTGCAGCAGTTCGCAAGCCTCCTCTAGCGTCATTTTCAATTCCGCCGTTTCCTCCAACAATTCATCGTCAAACAGCAGAGAAATTGGCGCGTCATTGTTTAATTCAGACGCTTGAACGGTAAACTTTTCAGTCACTATAGTCATTAACATTGCCACCTCCTTGTCTTCAACGCAATCACGCTATGCGCATAATGCGATTGTGTAAATGACCCCGACTGAATTTTATCTATGCACAAATATCATATCAGGTATGATGTGCATGGCATTTTGTAAATTTACAATTACCTTATGTAATGCTGTGTCTTTGATTAGGAGAGGTTTATGTTTTCTGTTGAAAAGAATGTTCCGGTTGTTGAAGCAAAGCGTGGTCGCGTAGCGGTTCGTCCCAGCCGTTATCCGGTGGCGCAAATGTTGCCGGGTGATAGTTTCTTCGTGAATAGCAAAGAGGACCGCTTTGCGGCCCTGCGCACGGCGAAGATGCTGTTCAGCAACCACGCCGAAAAGCCGGTTTTCATTTCTCGCGCTGTCGAGGGTGGATTTCGTATTTGGCGTTTGTCCTGATATTTACTATCTTGTCGCATAAAGAGGGGGAGGGTCATCCTCCCTCTCTTACAAATGTCGATGGGAATTTCTCATGTTTCAGATTGACCGTTTAGAAAGGCGTCCTGCCGACCTGCCTTTGATTGAAGACGATGGCGAAGCCCCGATGGTCGATGAGGGGAAGGGTAACCGATACATTTTCACGGATCGTGATCGACGGCAGGTCGAAACTATGGCGGGCCTGGGTCTCACCCATGAGCAAATCGCCGCCGTCATGCGCATTGGCATTTCTACGTTGGTGCGGAAATTCGCCAACGAATTGCAGGTGGGGACTGCAGAGGCAAACTTTGAAGTTGCCAAGAACCTCTACAGCATCGCTACCAGCCGGGAGCAGGGGTGTGTGCCTGCTGCGATTTTCTGGATGAAGGCGCGGGCTGGCTGGCGGCAGAACGATCCCCAGCAGGATCAGGCCCAGCAGAGCGTTACCATCAAGATCGAGGGCGGTCTTCCCGAATTGAGGGTCGAAAATGGACAAATTAGTTCAGATAATAAGCCGTGAAGACGCCCCCAGCTATGATGCTTTGAAAGATGTGATCAAAGAGGCAAGAGAACTCCTGTTCTTACACGACTCGGGCCAGCCAGGATTCGTCCTTTGGCTGGCCATGGACAGGGTNAAAACCGAGATTGAAAGAGCGGAAGACGTGCCCCTTTGAATGAAGTTGTTGTTAAATTCCCCACGCTACACCCTGGCCAGATTGCTGCGTATTTCCTCAAGGATGCACAAGGCAATCCGGCTAGGTTTAGGGCGATCCGTTGTGGCAGACGGTGGGGTAAGACGGCCTATGCGCAAACGCTGGCTGGAAATGCGGCTATAAAGGGTGAGCTGGTTGGGTATTTCACTCCTGCGTATAAATATCAATCAGAAGTCTACAACGAACTAATAGACGTTCTCAAACCAGTTATACTCTCGTCATCAAAAACAGATGGCGTTATTCGCACCAAGACGGGTGGTCGCATAGACTTTTGGTCGTTGGAGAACGAAAGCGCGGGCCGGTCAAGAAAATACCATCAGGCCATCATTGACGAGGCGGCGTTCACCAAGCCTAACATGATGGACATTTGGAACCGTTCTATCCAGCCGACCTTGCTGGATTACATGGGTTCCGCGACGGCTCTCAGTAACACGAATGGCGTGGACCAAGACAACTTCTTCTGGCGCATTTGTAATGAGCCAGAACACGGGTTCACCGAGTTTCATGCGCCCACGAGCAGTAACCCTTACATGCCAAAGGCTGAACTGGAGCGGTTGCAGCGTGAGCGTCCGCCGTTGGTGTGGCAGCAGGAGTATCTGGCCGAGTTTGTGGACTGGGCTGGCGTGCAGTTCTTTGCCCTGGCGAATTTGCTGGTCAACGATCACCCGGTCAAATACCCAGAACTATGCTCTGGCGTGTTTGCGGTGATCGACACCGCCACCAAGGTCGGCAAGGACCACGACGGCACGGCGGTGGTCTATTGTGCCCTGAGCCATTTCGAGGGGCATCACCCTTTGATCATTCTGGATTATGACATCAAACAGATCGAAGGTGCGGTGCTTGAGGAGTGGCTGCCGTCTGTCTTTGAGCATTGCGAGTATTTGGCCGGTGAGTGCCATGCGCAGATGGGGTCTTTGGGCGTCTGGATTGAAGACAAGAACAGCGGATCGATCTTGCTGCAGCAAGGCCAGCGCCGTGGCTGGAATACCAACAAGATCGACAGCAAGCTAACGCAGCTTGGCAAGACCGAGCGCGCTATTTCGGTGTCTGGTTACGTTTATAGAAACCAAGTCAAGTTGTCTAAATTCGCATATGAAAAATCAGTCAAATATAAGGGCGCAGTAAGAAATCACTTATTGAATCAAGTATTGATGTTCACAATAGGCATAAAAGATCAGCATGAAGACGACCTTTTGGACGCTTTTACCTATGCTATAGCCATCGCCCTGGGCGACAGTGGAGGCTTTTAGTTGCATCCTATCGTTCTTTTGTATAACGCTTTATGCCGACATGGTGTAAAGTTGTCACCCGAGACGCTTGCGCAGGCGATTTCGGCTTCAGGCGTCAGCGTNAGTTTGGCACAAGGCGAAAAGACGGCATCGCAACATTTGCAGCAACATGATGTGTTGTCGAAGTCTGTTATGAGTGGGGATTCGTTTTGGCATCTTTGAACATCATTTCTTCCTCGCTCAACAGTTCGCTTCAAGACCTGTTGATGGTCGATGAGATTGTCCCAGGTTCTGATGCCAGCTATCAAATCTGCAAGACGATTTACTCATACCACCCATTAGGCCGCAAGATGGTCGATGCGCCGATTGTCATGGCGCAATCCCAACAGCGGCAGATCACTATCAAAAACGCCCCAGAGAACCGCGTGCGCGAAGCGTTTGAGCGGGAATGGGAAAGGATTAACGCCGATACCTACATTGCCCAATTGGCTGGTGTAGCGCGTATTTATGGCGTGGGATCGATTGTCGTGGGTGCCGAGGGCATTGCGCCCGAAAAGGAATTACCAGCGGACAAGATGGCTGACCTCGCCGTCTACTTCAACGTCCTTGATCCGCTGAACACGGCAGGGTCTTTGGTTCTAAATCAAGACCCAAATTCACCCGATTTCCAAAAATACACCGTCATCACGGCGGCTGGCGTGCCGTATCACCGCAGTCGGTCTGTGGTGCTGATGAACGAACGCCCGATATACATCGAATACACATCGTCAGCCTTTGGCTACGTTGGCCGGTCGGTGTATCAGCGTGCGCTATTCCCTTTGAAGTCGTTCGTCAACAGCATGGTTGCCGACGATATGGTGGCCACGAAGGTCGGCGTGATCGTCGCCAAGATCAAAGCGCCAGGATCGATCATTGACAACGCCATGCAGCGTCTGGCGGGCGTCAAGCGGGCATTGCTGCAGGAGGCCCGGACCAACAACGTGATGTCCATCGACATTGCCGAGGACATCAGCGCGATTGACCTGACCAACATTGACGGCGCGGGCACCTACTCCCGCACCAACATCCTCAAGAACATCGCCACCGCTGCCGACATGCCAGCAAAGATGCTGGAGAACGAAACTATGGTGTCTGGCTTTGGCGAGGGCACCGAGGATGCCAAAAATCTAGCACGATACATCGACAGCATCCGCCAGTGGATGCAACCGGCATATCGCTTCTTTGATGAAGTTGTCATGCGCCGTGCGTGGAACGAAGATTTCTACGAAATTATCCAGCGCGAATACCCGGAAGAATATAAAGACGTTAAATACAACGATGCGTTCTATCGTTGGAAAAACAGTTTTGAGGCTGAATGGCCGTCACTTCTGAGGGACCCGGATTCCGACTCCAAGGTCGAGGAGGTTCGTCAGCGTGCCATCATCTCCATGATGGAAATTCTCTTGCCAGAGATGGACCCGGACAACAAGGCGCGTGTAATTGAGTGGGCTGTGGCTAACGCTGGCGAGAACAGGCTGCTGTTCCCGCAACCTCTGCTGCTCGACTATGACGCATTGAAAGAATATGTCCCGCCAGACATGCACCCAGGGGATGAGCGGGAGCCAAAGCCCCATAAGCCATCCCTCATGCGGTTGGTGGATTGAACTCGTGTTGGGGTTGCTGACCCAGCACGATACTACCGGGTGTAGGATGTCCTCTCCCGTTCTTGCTCGGCAGGGCTGGGGAGGCGTTGTATTCGGCGTCTCCCACGTCCTGTCATGAGCAAGCCCTTATCATTCTTTGAGGTGGTTACTGCCGCCGTCAAAGACATCAGTGAACATGGCTATGACAGCCAAGAGCGTGTCGATTATTGGATGCGTGAGATCGTCGTGGCAGCGCGACGTGACATGGTGTCTGAAACCACCCTAGAACTGGCGCTGTTTGGCCACCTACGCACACTTTACACGTCGATGGTGGAAAAGGGCACGATCCTCAAGCGCCACCCTGGCGTGTCTAAATTCACCCTAGAGCGCATCAAGCCAAAGCTAAGGAATGAGTTAGACCGACGCATTATGACATCGGCACAACTCATCAAGTTGAACCGCGAAACCGCAATCCAAAAAACCTTGCAGCGTTTCAGTGGTTGGGCCACTTCAATCCCGGCAGGCGGGTCTGAGGCCGTTGATAAGGTCGAGACAAAAAGCAAAATCCGCAAGTCTCTGACTGACTTGCCGTTTGAAGAACGGCGGGTTCTTATAGATCAAGGACATAAATTAGTTTCATCAATAAATGACATAATTGCTCACGACAATAATGCCATAGCGGCAGAGTGGCACAGCCATTGGAAAGAATTGAACTACAATTATCGAGACGACCACAAAGAGCGAGACATGAAAGTCTACGCGATACGAGATAATTGGGCAATTCAAGCCGGATTGATGAAAAAGGGACCAGACGGCTACACCGACGAGATAACTCACCCCGGCGAGGAAGTTTATTGTTTTCCTGGAGATTCAAAAATTCCATTCGCTTATGGTGTAAAAAAAGCGTTCAGGCGTTGGTATAGCGGTCAGTTGACCGAGGTTATTTCGGCTTCTGGCAAATCTCTCCGAGGAACACCTAACCACCCAATTCTTACCACCAATGGCTGGATTGCTATTGGCGCTTTGAAGAAAGGCGACTACATTATCGAGATTCCCGATGAGTTGTTCAACTCGGCGGAAAAAAATCAAAATGACACGATACCCACAATTTTGGAGATATTTACTGCGCTCCAAAAAAACGGGATCACTCATACGACGCACCAAAGGCCCACAGACTTCCACGGCGATGGAGCCGAGGGCAATGTCGATATTGTATATACCACAGGGCCATTGTCCTTCGGGGTTGCATCCAAGTTCAACCAGTCGGTTGATAATGTCCTCCTCTCCATAACCGACAAACCTGTTGCGATGGGAGGCACGTTTGATTTTACTAGAAATTGTTTGTTTTTTTCCAATGATAGAAGCGTGCGCAGCACTTACTCTAATTTTCTTTTGCTCAGCACTCATTTGAGCCATGCTAATGACATTGGCTTCCGATCCGCCACGAATGGCAATCTTGTTCTCAATCAATCTATTTCTCACAGCGCCTCGGGAAATGTTCAATCTTTTAGAGATCGACAATTCGCTTTCACCTCCAAGATAGGAAGTGCAAATAGCCTCGTCATCGAGCGCCAAACGACGACCATTGTTGATGATTTGCGGCCCTATATCAATGTTCAGGGCGTGGAGTCGCGCAAACAAGGAACTGGTTTTCCAGCCGAGCATCTCGGCAATAACTGGCACAGACTTCCCTTCGGCGCGAAGGCGGTTGAAGTGATCGATGTCAAGGTCTCTAGCTTTGCGGGGCATGTTTACAACCTTCAGACGGTAGATGAATGGTATGTAGCACAAGGCGTGATCGCACACAACTGCCGGTGTTATTATCGTTACATATATAATTTGCGCGATCTGCCGCAAGAAATGTTGACAGTAAAAGGCGCAAATGAACTCAAAAGAGTGAGTATAAATTGATGTCTGAAATAATACGCGCTGCTGGTGTTATGTTTCTGACGGATTCTGGCGACACATTGCTTTTGAAGCGTGCCATGACATCCGATGAAGGCGGGACCTGGGCTTTCCCTGGCGGGCACATTGAAGAAGGCGAGACGGCCGAGGAAGCCGCAAAGCGCGAATGTGAGGAGGAGATCGGATTTTTGCCTGATGGAGACATGCGCTATTGGACGAGGCGCATTTCCAATGATGTCGATTACATAACTTACTTGCAGCGGATCGACAAAAGGTTTATTCCTAACCTTAATGGCGAGCATACAGACTACGCCTGGATTCACGTATCTAAGGTTTTGCCCCATAATTCCATGGAACCCGAGCATGGCAAGGAAATTGTCAGGTGAGTGAATATCACCCTGACGATCTGCATCCTGGGGTGAAGGTCTCAATCAATCGATTGGGAATGGATGAACTCGGCGTGGCTAAAGCCATTCGTAACGGTGAATTAACAAGCCCACAAAAATACGAAAACATAACGCTATTTGCCATCCGAATTACTGGCACAGGTAACGCTTACAGAACGAAACTAGATGAACACGTTTATCGAGACCCAAAACTCTACCTTAATAAGGAGTTCTTGGAACGATGCAACGGTCTGCCGGTGATTTGGGAACATCCCGATACTGGAAAATTAAATTCAAAAGAATTTGCTGATAGAATTATTGGCACGGTTTTGTTGCCTTACATCAAAGGCGATGAAGTCTGGGGAATTGCCAAAATATATGACGATTCCGCCGCCAAGATGATGGAATCAAAACAGCTTTCTACTTCGCCCGCCGTTGTTTTTCGTAACACTGATGGCAATGTAAAGGCGGAGTTGAAGGACGGTTCTTCCCTTTTGGTCGAGGGAAAGCCGAGTTTGCTTGACCACATAGCCATCTGTGAAGAAGGCGTCTGGGACAAAGGTCGGGACCCGACCGGAGTCGAATTACCAACTACACCAACCTCTGAGGGTTCTGACATGCCAGAAATGGAAATGGAGAAGCGGCATGATGCCGCTGAGAACATCGACAAGCTGCTGAAGGGCGTTGATGCGCTCGTTGGTCGCCTCGATGCCATGGAAAAGCGTATGGATTCCATGATGAAGCATCGTGATGACGATGATGATGATGACGATGATGATGACGACCGCAAGGACGCCAAGCATCGCAAGGACGACGACGATGACGATGATCGTCGCGCCCGCAAGGATTCCAAGAAGCGTCACCGCAAGGACGACGACGACGAAGGCGGCGAGTCTTTCAAGAAGTGGGCTGAAGAAGAAGCCAAAGAGAAAGAACACAAAGCCGACGACAACGACGACGACGATGACGACGACGACGATGATCGTAAGGACGACGACGAGGATGAGCCTGAGATGGGCGAACCCAAGAAACTCGCCGCCGACAAGAAGCATCATCGCAAGGATGATGACGATGATGACGACGACAAGCATCGCAAGGATGCTAAGAAGCATCATCGCAAGGACGACGATGACGAAGACGATGACGATGACGACGACGACCGTCGCAGCGATTCGGTGAAGCGCATGAACAAAGCTACCATGGCTGAACTTCGCCGCCTGTCCGAAACCATTTCGCGTATGCCCAAGTCCATGACGGATGCGGACTATGCCGCGATGGCTGACTATCAGGCGAAAGCTGACAGCGTTTACGGCGCTTTCGGTGAACGCGCTCCTGCGCCGCTGCAGGGCGAGTCCGCGACTGCGTATCGTATCCGCCTTGCCAAGGGGATGCAGAAGCACTCTGCGCCGTGGAAGGAAGTTTCCTTGCGCGACCTGCCGGGTAAGGCTCTGGCCATTGCTGAGGCGCAGATTTACGCCGATGCGACTGCCGCTGCTCGCAGCCCGAATGACGTGCCGATGGGTTCTCTCCGTGCGATCCGTCGCAAGGATGCCGCTGACCGCGTCATGACTGAATTTGTTGGCGATCCGAGTGCTTGGATGGGCGAGTTCCGCACTGCTCCTCGCAGCATCACGAAGCCGTTCTTTCGCCCCCGCCAGATTGGAGGTTAATAACCAATGGCTAACTCGATTTCGGTAAATCCGATGCTGACGACCACCAATTACGGTGGTTTCAGCACCCAGTCTGTCGGCCTTGTTCAAGGCGTTGTGATGGACGACCCGGCAGTGCGTTTCGCGCTAACCGGTGGCCCGCTGGCTGCCACTGAAACCCTGCCGATGTGGGGTGGCGTTGGCATCTATGCCACCGTCCCCGCTTACAGCGGCGCGGGCACTCCCGGCGGCGAACTTGGCCCGGTCATCAGCCGCGCCACGACCCAGACGGCTGGCGCTTCTGGCCAGTTGCTTGGGTTCAGCACCTTCAATCAGGCGACGGCGTGGATTTCCACCCCGCAGTCTCCGGTGCCGACCGCTTCTGCCAACATGAGCGTTCCTTACTTCCCGTTGGGTTCGGGTGCGCGCATTGCGGTTGCTTGCGATCCGTCGCTTGCGGCCTCTCTCGTTGGCGGTTCGCTGGCGCAGGCAGTGTCGTGGGACTTCAACAACCAAGTCCTGCAGGCGTATGACGCTTCCACACCGTCATATTCTCTGACCAGCATCACATCCTCCTACTCGTCCACCACTGGCCTCTACACCTTCGTGGTGGTCGCGGCGGCGGCGACTCCGGTGGGTGCGGTTGGTGACTCCATTTACATCGGCGGCGTGACCAGCACTGGCGCGGCTTATGTGAACGGCACGCAGACCGTTTCGGCGTTCACCAACAACCAGAACTTCAGCTTCCAGGTTGCCGCACCGTCTGGTGCGATTGCCACTGGCGCGCTGTCTGGCACGTTGACGCTGACTTATGGCACTGCGGCCCTGCCGTGCAAAATCCTGCGCGTGCAGTCCGGCAACAGCAAAACGGTTGTTTACAACTCGGTTGCTGGCACTGCGAATTGGAACAATTCGGGCACCTGCGCCCTGATCCAGATTTAAGGGGAGCCACATAAATGGCGAATATCACTCCGTCGCGGGTAATGGTCAGCCCGCACTACATGGAACCGGCCAAGCTGTTGCAATACAATCAGGCGTCCGGCGCGTTTGATGCCCTGGCGGGTGGCAACCCGCTGGTGCGTCTGGGCGAAGGCGATCTGTATGTATATATCGATGCGTTCGATATTCGCACTGTGATGTCGGCTGGCCAGAGCGAATATAATTCGCTCCCGTCCGTCACCGTCACGGCGCGTCAGATCAGCACGCCGACGTATCTGCAGCGCGTTCGCGCTGAATACGATCATCATGACACCGCTGCGATGTCGCAGTGGGGCGTGAGCATCGTTGAAGCGCAGCGCCTTGGTATGCGCCAGGGTCACTTCCAGTTGATGCGCAGCGCGCTGCTGTATGGCTTCAACGGCGCGAACGGCGAGGGCCTGCTGAACGCTAGCGGTGCCACCACTGTCAGCTTGCCGCCGGACAGCAACGGCAACACGACTGTTGTCACCTATGACAACGGCCAGATGGCGTTCTTCCTGCTGTCGCAGATCAGCGCGATGAAGACCCGCACCATGCAGCTTGGCATTGGCCATCGCATCGTGGTGCTTGGTCCGCAGCGCGTGCTTGGCACCTGGGAATATCAGGACATCGTTCAGTTGACCCAGTTCCAGCGCGCTGGTGCTGGTTCGCTCTCGACCGCTGGCGTCGTTAAGGCGGTTGGCGAAATGAACGAGGACGAAATCCTGTGGTGCTATGACGACACGCTGATTGGCAAGGGTGCCGGTGGCACTGACGCCGTTCTGATCGTCATGCCGGAAGTTGAAAAGCCCAAGAACGGCCGCATCAACACGAACGTGTTTGCGGAACTGGCTCCTGGCTTGGCAGCTTGCACCCTGCAGTATTGCGACATGGCCGCGCCGCGTGAAATCCCGACACCGCTTGCCGGTGGCGCGATTGACGTGCTGTCGGAACTGCGCATCACGTCCGGCTGGGGCGTGCGACCGGAAGCGATTGCCGTCCTGTCGATGCAGTATCAGTAACCGAAACTAGGAGAGGGGTTTCTATGCCGACACTTTACGTCGCCAATGCCAGCAAGCAACGGCACGATTTTATCTACCGCATCCCGGAAGAAACAGCCGTTCGCCGCCAGCAAATTCAGCCCGGTGGCCAGATCACGGTTTATCAACCTAATGCGGCACCGGAAGTGGTTTCTGCTATCATCGACCAGCACAAAAGGTATGGGCTGGTCGATGTGGCAGAAATTGACCGCAGGAAGGAATTTGTCGGTTTGTGCTATTGCATCGACAAACCGATTAAGGTTGAAAAATTCATGTATGCCGAGGAGTCAAACTCTGACGTGTTGACAAAGGCCAGCGAGGAAGCGCGTCAGCTTTCTGCCGCTGCCTTACACAATGCGTTGGAGATGGCGACGGAAGGCGGCGCGAAGATCGAATCGCTTGAACTGGAGATCGTTCAGCAGAATGGCAAGAATGAGCCTGGGCTGAATGAGATCATGCAAGTGAGTCGCAACATCGAGTCGCCCACGCCCCGGCCTCGCGGTCGGCCTAGGAAAGTTGCCTAACCATGCTTCCAACCGTCACGGGATTTCAATCGTTCATCTACAACGTCATGGGGATCGACCCTCTGGTGTTGCCGAGCGATAGTCCCGTGATTGGTTGGGCTTTCCAAGTCGCTATGATGATCGTCAGCCCTGACCTTGCGATTGTCGCAACGGCGAATGGCACGACCCCGGCCACATCGTTGTATGAGTTGGCGGTGTATAATTTGGCTGGGGACAACCTTGTCAATTATGCGCAGGATCAGGCGGGCCGCACGTATTTTGCTGATCTGCGGGCAAGCCTCAAAATCAATGCGTTTGCGGCTGGCGTGGTCACGTCGGCGTCTGACGCTGGCACCAGCGATAGTTTAGCTGTGCCGGAGTCGCTGAAGAACCTGACGCTATCTGACTTGCAGAATCTCAAGACGCCCTGGGGGCGTGCCTATTTGGCGATTGCGCAGCGGTATGGAACACTGTGGGGCCTGACATGACAACCCTGCATCTTGGCGTGATTGATATGCCCTACATGGAACCCAACAAAGGATTCCAGGGGAGAAAGCCGCACCATACGCACGCTGAAGAATACGAAAATGTGACGACATATGAAGTCGCAAAAGACCTCGAAGAACGCTATGGAATTATGCAAGCGTTCTTTCGCGTTTATCAAACCAAAATTGCGGAAGATGTCGAAAATTCGTTAAAGGGTGCGCTAGAGAGTTTGCTTTCTGGTGCGCCTAAGTCGTCACCGTATTCTGCCGCGAGCAGCGACATCGGCGCAAAATTCAAAAATTTCCTGTCTTCGCAAGAAGTCGAGCATGTTGGCTTGCCCAATGTCCCGACGTTGGCTGCAGAGATGGGCATCCGCCACCGCTATAAAGACCCGCGTGGCAAATGGGTTGGCAAGGGCAAAGATCGCAAGTTTGTCTACAACCCGCCGCGCCCGTCGTTTATCGACACTGGCTTGTATCAGGCGTCTTTCAAAGCGTGGTTTGACTGATGGCGACAGTCACTGAAAGCATGGGCGCAGGCCAACAGTTAAAAGCCGTTCTTGAGAGCGGCTTGACGATGCTTTCTGCGTCTCAGACGTTGACGTTTACAAAATACGTTAAACGCATTTTGCCGCTTGATGGATATGTGTTTTGGTTGGCCGGTGAACAGATCACTGCGCAAGGTTCGCTGCACTATGCAACGGACTTGGCGGTGAATGAAGATGAGACGATCACGATCAACAATATCGTGTTCACAACCACACGGCCAATCACCGAATTAAATACGATCAACCAGCAAATCATCTGGATTGCATCGTATGACGGTCTTCGCTTTGCGTTTTCGCAGCGCGGCATGTTCTACGAACAGGCGGGACTGTATCACTACGGCGGACATGCGGTTTATTCCGCCTTGGCCTCGCAGTTGGTGGACAATCTCTATACGTTCACGCCGGATGATCTGATCGTTTCAAACAGTCTACCGGCATGGTTGGCTATACAGTCATATTCGCCAATTTGGTTGCAGCCTAGCAATCCTGGCATTATGCTATACCCATCATTCCTTGTGCCATCAAACATTTANCCGCCATATGGCGTCGTCCACATAGAACCAGGGGAGACGAGAGCGATCCAGGCTGCGCCTTACCTGAGTTCTAACGTGTCGCATTATCAGTTGGCAACTGACCGGGTCCGAGTGACGTTGTATGGCTACAACAACCAAGCCGCATTGGACTTTGTAGACACGGTCAATCAATACAGCTTGGACACAGATGTTATTGGCATCATGAATATGCCGATGATGCGTGACGAAAAAAGAGCGCAACCAGAATTGCAAGCTATTGCAATGAAGAAAACGATAGATTTTGATGTGAGTTATTATCAAACTCGCATCAACGATTTGGCTAGACAGCTCATTGAACAGGCTTTCGTTCAATATACTGTTTCACCATACCCAAACTAACGAGGAGTTTGTTATGCCGCAGTCCCCTTCACAAGTTTACCCTGCAGTTTCTAGCGGCGTTGCCAAGCCGCTGAACCTTGATCCGAATGGCAACCTGCTGGTTGCTGACAATCAGGGCGCGGAATCGTCTNCTCTTAACATCACGGCGGCGACCGTGGTGAAGGCGTCTTCTGGCTATATTGGCAAGATTTCCGTGACGACNGCTGGTTCGGCTGGCGCTGTCTATGACTATGCTTCGACCAGCGGCACTGGCGCTGCGACCTTGGTCGCNGTCATTCCGGCCACGGTTGGCGTGTATGCGTTTGACTGGCCGGTCAACACTGGCATCGTCATTGCCCCTGGTGCTTCTCAGGTTGTGTCGGTCAGCTATCGCTAATCAACACCGTCGCACCCGCAACTGTCGGAGCGCATAATGAGCGTCAACATTGTTACCGTTAATGTAACGCAGACTGTTGGGCCTACGCCCTCCACTCTGCAATCTACCGGCGCGCTCGTCAGCACGGGTGCGACTAACACGTCTCCTGGCACGATCACGCTGCTAACCCAGCTTTCTGATCTGACGGCGATCCTTAATGGATCGTTGGCTGTCACGTCGATCTCTTGGGCAGCTAACGTGGCCACCGTGACTACCACGGCGGCACACGGCCTGACTATTGGTCAGACTTACCCGATCACCATTGCAGGCAGCTTAATCACTGCCTACAACGGAAATTGGCTCTGCACGGTCACCACAACGACAGCGTTCACGTTTACGCTGGTTGTGGCAAGCAACCCTGGCACCGCGTCCAATACCGGCATCGTTTGGTCACAGGAAGATGTGAGCGAACTGCTGGCGATGGCGACCACGTTCTTTGCGCAGGGGGCCAATCTGGCGTGCTACGTGCTGGAATTGGGTGCTGCGTCGGTGACGCAGAGCGTAGCCAATTTGCAGACGTATCTCAATGCCAACCCCAACAGCAACTACACGGCTGGCTCTGTCGGTTGCTTCTATGCTTACGTGGTTCCGCGTGAATGGGACGGCAATGCGGCGTTCCTGGCGCTGCTAGCCAGCTATGAATCCACTACGGCGCAGACGTATTTCTTCATCACGACGACGCTTGCCACCTACGGCAGCTATACGAATTTGATGAAGTGTGCGTTCACGATGATCGAATCGCCGTCTTACGGCGTTTACCCTGCCAACGTCCTGACGGCGATCAGCTACTCAAGCGTCACCGGTTATGTAACGGCGACAACCACGACATCGCACAACGTGTCTGTCGGCAACTGGTTTACAATCAGTGGCTGCACGCCGAGTGGCTATAATGGCACGTTCCAGGCGCTCCCTGGCACGACCGGCAACACGCTGATTTATGCGGNGTCTTCCAACCCTGGCGCTGAGACGATCCTCGGCACACTACAGGCCAGCCTGTATGCCAATGCTGGCGTGCCCAGCACCGAGTTCAGCGTGGTGTCTGCCTTCTGGCGGTTGTTGAATTATGCGCCGTCTGCGGCGAACCTCGTGACGCCGTTTAGCTTTGGCTACGTCTACGGCGTAACGCCGTTCCCGACACGCGGTCAAAACTCGCTTCTGAACACGCTGAAGAACTCTTACACCAATGTCATCGGCACGGGTGCAGAGGGTGGTATCAGCAACACGATCATCCTGTGGGGAACCACGGAAGACGGCCATGACTTCACGTATTGGTATTCGGTTGACTGGGTGCAAATCACGTCAAACGAAATGCTGTCCAATGTCATCATCAACGGGTCGAACAACCCGCAGAACCCGCT